TGTTCTTGATTTAGGTAAACCAAGTTCTTTAGCAAGAAGAAACTTTTCTATACGGTTACCAATAACACCGTGATAAAAATTGTTTGCAAAATTTTTAGAACCTTTAGCAAGTCCCATGCCTATTTCTAAAAGACTTTGATTATATAATGCTGTACGTACTTCACCTTCAATAACGTTACGTTGAGGATATGCAAAACGTAATAATGTTGCTGGTCTCCATACTGCATCAAATGCAAAGTATGCTGTTTCAAAAAAACTTTTTCCTTTATATATTAAGGACATAGCATTTTTTAATTCACTTTTAGCAAACTGTTGATATAGTTTAATATCTAACATTGGCATAGCATCGCCAAGTTGTGAACTTAATGTTGGGTCAGTAAATACCCATTCGCCATCATTGTATGCAAAAAGTTTTGTACGATAATGTTCTAAAACATTGTTTCGTCTTTGGTCTAGTTCCCATTTAATTAAATCTGATAATGTTGTTGCTGGTCCTGAACCGTCAGGTTTTTTAATGTTTTTAGCAAAAACTTCATTTAACTGGTCAGGTGTTAGTTTTCTATCAAGACCTAATTCTTTATTGATTGCTTTAACAGCATCATTTTCAATTTTTGTAATAATAGTAATTCTGTCAGCATCTGTTTGTGCTCTAAGATATTTGTTAAGTAGGTTTCTTTTAATTTGTGTACCTTTAGCGTTACGCCAAGGTTGAACTTTATCCATAAAAGCAATAAGTTCATCTGCTGAACCTGATGATGCGATACCTTTAAATGGTACCCATCCTGATGGTTGTTGTAATCCTGACCAACTTATTACTCTTATAGGGTAATCAAAGTTAGTTAGTTTATAAACTTTATTAGTCCACTCAGTGCCTTCAATTTTTTCAGTAAATCTGTCGTTAAGAAACCCTTTAGTTTTGGTTTCTACTATTTTTGCACGAGCATTTTCTATTAAAGAGAAACGTGATGGGGTTATTGCTTTAGTTCCAAGGAATGGTGATTCAAGAATGTTATCTTGTACACGTGTAAGTACACTTCTTAAATTTGCACTACGTGCTTTGACATCTTTTAGGATGTCATCATATTTTAAACCTAGTTCTTTATCTTTTGTTAGCATCAAATTTACATCACCATTGTAACGTAAGTCTGCTAAATATTGTATACCAAACTTTTGTGGGCTTGTTGATTTTTTAAATGTTGGATTTGATAGTCTATCAATGATATCACCGATAGATGCTGCTTCTTTTTCTATAAACTTTAATGCTGCTTCGTCACCAAATAAGGCTTTTAAAGTGTTTTCTGCAATAGGTCTGGCTTTTATGCCATAATTTGCTTCACTAATGTCACCAAAGATTCCAGCGATAGCGTCAGGGTTGGATGATTTTTGTGCAAATGGGTGTTTAAGTATTCCTGTTGCATCTGTTCTTAAAACAAAATCTATAAATGTTGAAGCACCTGGTGTTTCTGTTGCTTTTTTTATTGCTTCAACATCACCTAAAGGTACTTTAGGGCTGATTGCTTTTGTTTTTAAAAGTCCTACACCTTTAGCACCAACAACAAATGGGTCTGAATACCAGGTAACCATGAAGTCTCCAGCACCTGTTGCCCATTTTCCTATTAATTCTTCATCAAATGCTTTACGGCGTTGTTGTTCATTGTAGATATCGAAGTCTTTACGTCCACCTGTTGGAACATTTGCACCTAAAGATTCGGCTGCTTGGAATGCTTGTCTTGGTAAATTGAATGGAGCAAGGTCTGATGCACCAAATGTTGCTTGTATTGGTGATATTTGTTGTGCAGGTCCACGATATATTTCTGCAATATCAGATATTTGAAAACCGTCTTTGTATGCTGGGCTATCTTTATCTGTTAATAATGCTGCTGTTGAAAGTCCTGAACCTACGGCTGTTGATATTTCAGCCATTTTGTTTAAAACGTCGCGTCTTCTGGTTCCTTCAGGTGCAGCATAGTCTATTGTTTCACCAACAAGTGCTTTTGCTGATTCAAGGTCTTTATCTATTCTTTTGATAGCCTCATATGGGGTATCAAAGTTTCTTTCAAGAAAGTCTGTAAAGTCATCGAGTAAACTCATTTACAAATTTTCCTTTGTTAAAATGTTTATAATATTATCGTGGTCTGTTGGTGCTAAATCTTCTATGTGTGCTAAACCCCATGCAAGACCAGCGTTATCGTAACCGAAAGCGTCAAGGTATTTAGAGAAAACTATAGCCCATTGTGGTACTTCACCAGCCATTATAGGCTCCGTAAATATTTTACAAAATTATTTAATGTTAACGGTGCGCCTTCTTGGTTGGCAGCGTTTTCTATTATAGGTAAATATTGTGTTAGTCTTTGTAGGTCTTGTTTACGTGGACTTTCAGGTCTGCCTGATGCAATATTTAAACCAACTTCTGTTGGTCCAGGTCCTTCACCGAATGGCATTCCTACTTCTGGTGCCTCGTTTGGTCTTTCTGTTGGGGCAAGTAGTGGTGTTATTTGTGAAAAGATTGGTGTTGATTTTTTAGGTTTTGGTTGCACAACTTTACCTGCTAGTGGTGCACCTTGTTGTTGTTCTAAAAGTTGTTTACCTTCACCATATTTTCCACCAGCATAATATCTCATCGCTTGTTTGGATGGGTTTTGGTCTGTTCTTTTAGATTTACTACCAATTCCTGATACGACTTCTTTAGCCATTTATTGTCCTAGTTGTGAAAGTAATTCTTGTAATCCTGCTGGTACTTGTTGTGCTTGTGGTTGGGGAGCCTCTGAGGCTGGTTGTCCAGGAGCAGTAGGGACGGGTTGCTCAACTGGTGCTATTTGAGGAGGAACCTCAGAGGCAACTTGTGGGGTAGGTGCTGCTGGTTGTTGTGGTGCAGGAGCGAACACTTCACTCACTGCTGTTTCTATAGCAGTTCCTTTTTGGCGTGCTTTAATAACTGCAGCCATTTTCATCGCTAACTCTGAAGGGTCTTGACCTTGCGCTGTCATTTGTGGTATTGCTTGTGCAAGTTGTGCCATGGCTGTGTTTAGATTGTCACGCATACGTTGAACATCTATTGATTGTTGTTCACCTGTAACATTCATTGACCATGGTAGTTCACGCATAACAAAGTCGCGTGACACTAAATCTGCACCTAATGCTTGTAAAGAGAATATTAATGCACGTGAAGGGTCAAGTCCTGACATTAAACCGTATCTTACTTGGATACCGTAGTCACCGTTGATGTCTTTACGTGAATCATAATCTAGTTCATATTTTGCACCATTTGATGTGGTTGATATTTTTTTGGTGCCAGGGAAAAGTTTTTCATCCATTTTGAAACATAATGTCATTATGTCTTCGAATGTGTCTGAAAGGATTTGTTGACCTGTTTTTACTTGTGTGTCGAATGCGCCCAGGAGAGCCTGAACGCCTTGTCCTGTGATTATGCTGGCATCAATATTGCCAGAGCGTCCTTCAGGATATCTTGCTCCTAGACGCATTTCTTGTTGTAATAGTGCTGCTTCAGTAAATGCAGCAGGTGGTACTTCTAAGCCTACACGGCGTATGTTCTGCGGCTGAGCAGTTCTAAGTATTGCGTCTGGTCCGAAAGCAAATTCTTGTACATCGTTTGGTACAGCAAGTGGTGCGTTGATTGATTTCTCTGCAGCATCCATAGCAAGTTGTGCGAATCGTGCACGTGCTATTTGTACCCATAGGACATCATCAAATTGTCCTCTTGGTTCATCATCTATACCTGGACGTTTTGCTACACGAACCATTACTTCACCCATTGGGTTGTCGCTTCGTGCTAAAACTAGGTTACCTCTGTTTGGTAGGTAAAGTAGGATAACATCTTTGTCTTCGTAGCGAATCATTTCTAATTCACTATAAAGGTCTATTTCATCTATTTTGTATCCGTTTAAAATTTCGCGTTCATATTCTGGGAACTCTGCAATTAGTTCTGCAATAATTTTTTTGTAACGTTTAGTGAATGATACGACACGACCGTATCTGTCATATTCTGGGTATGAGCCTAGAGGGTTTTCTATACGGATTCTTGGAAGGTTTGCGTCTTGGTCTGCTTCAACAACTATTGGTAAAAATCCGTAGGTTCCGTACCAGTCTGCACCTTGATACATTTGTGTTTGTAGGCGTGAGAATTGTACATAGTTGTTTGCTATTAATGTTTTTGTGTCAGCAAATTTTTTGGCACGGTCAGTGATACTGCTTGAGGTACAGTTAAAGGATGGTAGTGGTGCTAATACTTCTGATACGTCACGTGCTGCAACGTCAACAAAGTTAGCAATCATAGCCTTTGTGGCACCTTCAGGGAACATGTCTGGGAATACGTTGACAAGGTTGCCTCTACGTACTTCTAGTATGTCGCCCATTCTTGCATCACGTGAAGCGTTACGGCGTTTTAATGCCTCAACTTTGTTGGCTATTTGTGTTATATTTAATGGCACTACTTACCTCTAAATCTTCTTTTTTTAGGAACATAGAAAAAGTTTAATGTTCCGTCAGGGTTAACTCTGTTTTTGCTTATCTGAATTTTATCAAGACCTTCTTTAATTGTTTTAGTGTTTTTTCTTGAAGGTTCAACAAATCCTAGAAAAGGTGAATCAGGTCTATCTACTTTTTTTTTTCCGTTTAATGATTTGTTTGCAACACCACGTGCAGTACGCATATCGCCTTTATAGAATTTTTTAATATTTTCTGCTGTGTTTTTCTTAACTCTGCCTGCACTTTTTCTTTCATAGTTTGCTGCAGCGCGTGCTGTACGACCAACAGGGTTCAGTCTTGCTGATTTTCCTTCTTTAGCGTTACCAGCAACTTTTGCAAATTCTTCTTTTTTAGGTACTTTAGGTTTTGCTTGGTTTGCCCATTTACCAGTAGGTGTGCTCATGCCTCTTTCAAAATATTTTTGAGCCATGTATTCTTTGCCACGTTGTCTAGCAGCCATAGCAGTTTTCTTTGTCACACCTGATGCAACAATTTTTGCACCAACTTTTGCTGCACCTGCACGTGCTACTCCTGCACCACCAACCATAGAAGCAACTTGTGCTGCTGTTAAACCTATCTTTTTAGCGTCACCAACAAGTTTTGCTTTCTTTTGTGCTGGTGTCATGTTTTTAAATTTTTTGTTGTAGTCTGCTTGCTGTTTTTTCAGCAAAGCCATTTTTTGGGAATTGGTGTATTTGCTGTAGTTTTCTTTTTTTATTGTCATATTAATCCTTTAGTATAACTTTTTAGGTTTTCTAACAGTGTTTTTACGTGATTGTGTTCTTGAACGTTCTGCAGAAGAAGTTTTAGCAGAAAGTTTTTGTGTAGCAACTTTTCTTTTAGCAGTAGTTTCAACTTTTTTAGCACGACCAAGTGTTTTACCACGTTCTGCTTGAGCAGTTTTTGCTGAACCTTTAGGGACTTCAAATTTCATATAATCGCCTTTAGAGTTTCTTTTATTATAATTAGTTAAAGTTTCTTTTTTACCATTACGAGAATATGATGTACTAGCAAAACCAGTACCATCATTTATAAAAGTTATTTTATTACCTTTTGTAACACCTTGATAATATTTATTTTTAACATCAAGTATATCTTTAGGTCTTGATTTTTTTATTTTAGCCATTATTTTCCTATCAGTAATATATTTCTTGTTGTTGTTCAGCGAATGCTTCATCTAAATCTACAATGTATCTTGTGTTTAATTGTTTCATAGAGTGCCATTTGGATTGCATATATTTTTGTCCCGAATTGTTTCTTTCAACCCATTCACGTATAACTATTTCACAGAACCATAAAGCCATAACCATATCGAATGGTTGACCTTTTTTCATGTCAGGTTTCCAAACAATAAGTTGGTTAATAAGTGCTTTAACACCTTCACTGCTGAATGTGGATGGTAAATCTATGAGGTTGGAGTTTCTAACGAACTTGTTTTCGTTAGTCGTTCCAAAAAGTGGAGCCATCGATGCAACGCCAAAATCGACATCCCATTTATTGTTACCAGTGAAGTGCTCACGAAATACGATTCCACGAGAAGCAAGAAAATCACGTATCGCTTCGTCTTTCGTAAGGAATAACTGAAACGCATTTTTCTCCACAACAATCACATTAGGTTGATACTTGTCTGCCCATTCCTCAATTAAGTCCCTAATTTTGGCTGGGGTTGGTTCAGTCATATTTACTGCATCAAGAATAAATCTTTGTTTAGTTTCAACATCCACGGCAACAATGACGGCTGCTGTGGCACCAGACATAGCAGGGTCCATGCCCATCACTATACGAAAGTTACCATCTTTAGGATGACCTGGTAAACCAAAACGTATTGGTCCAATTTTACGTATACCGTTTACACAGCCTTGTACACATAATGGTGGAAAGATGGAATCTTGTTCAACATCTTGCTGCTGGTATACCATAGCCCAAGTTTGGGGGGTAACTTCGGAGCGTCGCTGGTACAGGGCAGGACCATCCCACTTTGGATATAGTCCGTCAGAATCAGGTGTGGTGTCCTCGTCCCCATCCCAGGGTCTATCAGACCTAGCCCACAAAGTTACCCAGTCTTCAGGTTTGTCAGCAATTTCTAAAACTGCTGGCATAGCCAAATATGTGAAAGGAGTTTTACCACCAGACCAATGCTCTGGATTACGTAACTCCCTATACAAATCATTAGAAGCAATACGTGTGCCAACAATAAGAAGTTTACCATTCTTACCCAAACGGGTAATAACTTCTTGCTGTAGCCACTTGATTTGTTTTTCCCACTCGTGCGCGTTAGCACCAGTGATACAGTCATCAAGAATAATTAAATCTGCACGGGCACCATAAATCTGTCCACCCATACCAAGTGCTTGAA